CAATGTTCTCGAATGTTGGTTCGAAACCATCGACGATTGAACCCTGAAGAACATCAGAGTTTTGATCCAAGAACGAGAACCCAAAGACACCAAGAGCGTTTGGATTTGCTTGGAGTTTCTGAACAATCAGATTGTCGTTCTCACCAGCGTCGATGTATGCACCATCTTCACGGATGTGATGAGCAATCTTCTTGAACTTTTTCTTGTCTTCTTTACGAAGAGCTTTTAATTCTGGAATTTGTTTAGCTCCACCTTCCATAGCGAGTTCTAGGAAAGCGTCACGTGTACCAGATGTTGGAGGAGGACCAAGTACCTCGATCTTCACGTTAGGGAGAGATGGGTCAACGTCAGACCAGTTCACATATGGATTCGGTACTAACTTACCATCTACTGGAACCTCAGCCGCAAGAGCTAAGAATAAATGCTTCATTTGAAAATTGTATTGTTGAGCAGACTTATCGTTAGCAACTACGATACCATCGTATCCTATTTCATACTCGATAGCTGTAATACCATTCTTTGCACAACGCTCTACTTCTGATTTTTTAATCTTACGTGAAGCGTTAGTAATGTCTGGGTGTCCTACGCCAATACCAGCACAGAACAATTTGAGTCCACCACCTGAACCAGTTGATTCTACGATAGGTGATTTAAATCCACTAGTCTTACCAAACTGTTCGGCGACTGCGGTGGAAAATGGAAATACCGTTGAAGAACCAACGATACGAATCTGATCCCTTGCGGATGCAGATGTTACAACAAGTGCCGCTGCAGCGGCGAGTGTGAGTGTTTTAATCAAAGCTTTGATCTCCGTTCGAATAATGAGAGGAGGACCTTCCCCCTCTCATGTATTTAACAAGAAAGCCGCGTTTGTAACAAAAGATTAGTCTTTCTTGATAATGAACTGATAAAGCTCTTGAGCTTTTTCCATAACACTTTCTGGTTTGTACATGTCTGGAACGTATGAGTCGAAATTACCTGTGAATGGTTTACCAGCTTCTTTCATAAACTTAATGGATTGCATGGCCGCTTCATAGTTGGCTTCATATTGGCGATCCATCATTTCCTTAGCCATCTTCAATACATCAAGACGAATTTCATATGGATTTTTCATTTCTTCTGTGTCCTGTTCTCTGTGTTTATAATAAAGACTTAGCATTATGCGTGTGTCCTGTGAAGTGTGAGGAGGGACTGGATTGCCCCTCCTCGGGTTCTCCTATATTAGCGTGGCCTATAACCATACACTAATTTCTTCTGACGATACTCTAAATCGCAAGTATCGACTGAACGCATAAGGTATTTCTCCTCAGGCGTAAGCATCTGCCAGCGCCACCAATCTATTGCCTTAGTCAACATTTTGCATGAATCCTAAAGCTTTGATTTGATGTTGTGCGCGTGCAGTTTGAGCTGCCTCGATGTTACGAAGTAGTCTCGTTAAGAAGTTGTTTACTTTGTGTGCCATTTGTTTGTTCCCCGTTAATTGAAATGATACGGGGACGCTTATCTTCTGGAACGATTCGCTTCAAATGTATTGTAAGCAAGCCGTCCGCTAGATCAGCTCCAGTGACTTCTACAAATTCGGAGAGTCGGAAGGACCTCTCGAATTTACGACCACTGATTCCCTTGTGAACGTACAAGGATTGGTCACGTCTTTGGTCTCTATTCCCTTTAACTGTGAGAATACCGTCATGCGTACTGATCTCAATGTCTTTCTCTTTGAAACCAATCACTGCGAGTTCAATAAGATACTCGTCTTCGGTATGCCGGACCACGTTATGTGGGGGATAGCGATCTTGCTTATGCTGATTTGTCATCCGCTCAAGATCATCAAAGATACGATCGAAACCCACGAATGCACCGCGGGGGAAGTTAACAGTGTGTGTCATTTTATGACCTCCTAGTTAAAGTAAGGTTGTAGATGGACCTGGGCAAACCAGTATCCGTTCGTATTTATGCTAGCATTATATCATAGATGCGAGCTCAGGTAAATAATTTTTTATGTCCATATTCGTTTTTTTATCATATATTTTTGTATATTGTACAAACATAGCATTTAGCTGAGGATTGTAGTCACCGGTATATCCATATTTTTGGGCATATGCTGGTGGAAGCGCTTTATAGCCAAGATAATAAGGCCACTCTATTTCGCCATAATGCAGATTATAACCTCTATCATCACACCAATCTATTACCTCTTGTTTCTGATGTAGATTATATGCCTGCTGGAGGTGCTTAATATTTACCTCAAATCCATGATCAATATATTTTTCTATATTCTTTTCAACTGTTTCAAACTTAGATCCAAATCGAATATAATCGTTCAATGGTCCGATACCATCGATACTAACTGATAGACGAACTGTCTTATATTTCTTAAGTTCTTTTATAACCTTCTCAGAATATACGGTTCCATTAGTAACCATTTCAAATAATACGTTTTCTAGTACACCTATCTTTTCAAGATGATCTGTAAGCTTATAGAACATTTTAGACATAAGTGGTTCACCACCACTTGCTTTGATCTGTCGAAGATTAGACAGGTCTCCGAACTCTTCTATATCAATTGTTAATTGACCGACTTGACTCCAATTTGAAACAAAGGCCTCTGGAACATTTTTCATATCATGGTCTTTGAATAATTTTTGGATACCAGTACTATAAGGAGTTGAGCACATTCTACATGCAAGGTTGCACTCATTGCTCATAATATATTCTAAAGCTTCGACCCTACCAGGCGTGCCAGACAATGTTTGATTATACCTTTGTCGCAGGCTTTCGAAACCAGCTTGCTCTTCTTTCATGCACCTAGAACATTGGTTAGACCATTCGAACTTCTTACCGCCATTCATGATCTTTCTGACCTTATCGGCCTCGAACATATCTTTATGAGTACGGCAGCATAGCTTTCTACTGCCTTGTAAATTTACAAATAAATTGTTTTCTATAGCTGAACAAAAAGGCATAATAAATTCCTACGGTTTAATATAATCCATGGGATTAGGGTCAGATTCAACTCCAAAAGATAACCCGATACGAGAGCCATGGGGTTGTATAAAATGATAGGTACCACGTGGCAGCCATATGGCATCACCTCTCGTGAATGTTTTTTTGAAAAGCCTTTCAACTTTGTCCTTATGTTTCCTTGTAATATTGGCAGGACCTCTTCCTATGTGCTCACGAACACCAGGGCCACCAGTCCATTTCCATACAGACATGTCAATGCTGCCAACCGATTGTACATAAAGAACATCCATCGTATCTTTATGAATCTTAAAACTCTCGTGATCCTTAGTAAATCCCTGAAACGCTATACACGTAATCCTGTTCTTGTGAAATACCCTACGTAAATCCCTACAGAAATCATGAACCCCTTGTGGAGCTGATGCTCTAGCCTCGAGAGAAGCAAGAGCATATTTCATTTTTTTATGACTATGCTCTAGCTTTTTCTCAGGATGTGTATCAAGAAGTTCGACAAACTTATTCCAATCAAATGACCAATCATAGTCATCGATTAAATTGCCTAAATAATACCAATGGCCTCGCCTAACATGATCAAGAAACTCAGGCTTATCAACAGGTGTCATTTTTTACCTATATTATATTTGGGACATAATTCCCATTCAGCCTTTTCACGATATGGTATAATTTTAATTTGCTTGAGAGGCGCGCACGAAAGTTCTTCTTTCTTAACGAAATTTATTAATCCCCAATCACTTAACAATGTTGCAATTGTATTACGACGCTCAAGATCGTTATCTTCAAAGTTTGACTTCTTTCCATCTAATAGAAAAAGCTCTTTAAAATGAACGATAAAATAACGCCCTTGTTTATGTAGGATATGACAAGATTGAAAAAGTTTCTTATCTTTACGTGACGCTACGCCGATGCGTGTTAATGTCTCTTTGATTTTCAAAAAGTCATCAGGCTCGTTGAGGGCTACCTCGAGCATGCTCGAAGGCGTCCACTCTATATTATTATTTTCTACCACCTTTGTTCACCTTTTTTCTCAAATAATTTACTTGCTCTGATGATAGGAGAGCCAAAGCCTGACTTGCTTTCTCATTACTATAGCCATAGTATTCTTTGACAACTTCTATATCATTCGCTTTTTCAGGCTTGATCCATTTACTAAATCGTTTGCCTTTGCGAACTATATTTATAAGAAAATGATATTGAAGCTTATTATCGATATGGTGATAGCGATTCATTTCATTTGCAGCAATCACAGTCTCACGAAAATAACTAAGTGATCGATTGACAACGAATGGGACATAAGCTTTATCTGCTTCTTCGTCCCATTCGATGTGCTTTTTAGTATTGATACTGTTGACTATATCAAATGTTTTCATTGTAGCTCAACACCGGCCATAATTTCGGTTAGACACGCAACCATATTCAATTCATGATCAGCTACGAAAGCATTTTTATACTGATAATCAGCTAAGATCAACACTAAAGCCGGTGAGCTAGATGGTTTAATCTTTTCGTCCATAGCATCATAAATGCCGCGGAAGATTGCAGATGGTTCAAGATCAGCATTATTTGCTACCCATCTACGCATCTTTTTGAAGTCTTTAGCTTTTATAAATCCGAATAAAGATTCAAAGGATCCACTAAAATCAGAACCAGTCCCAACAGACAGCCCCAAAACAGAACGCCTTTGAAGTTCATTGATGATCCGCCGCCAATCAGGGGCGTACTTGACGATATACGGTGCAATTTCTTTATCATTAAATTCTATACCTTCAGTAGTCAATATATGTTTAGCACGTTTAAAAAATTGTTCGGCAAGGCCAACTAGATCTTTTTTAGACGTATTAAATTCATATACACCACAACGAGAATGAAGTGGTTCAATAATCTTATTTTTAAAATTGCATGTAAAGATAAATCGACAGTTATCAGAAAATTGTTCGATAAATCCTCGCAATGCAGGTTGAGTTGATTGTGGATTTAAATAGTCAGCTTCATCTAAGATGACTACTTTACCATTACCGGAAAGAGATACTGTAGAAGCAAACTGTTTAATCTTACCTCGAAGAGTGTCGATATTGCCTTCTTCAGATCCATTGATTATAATGTAGTCCATGTCAAGTTCATTACACAAAGCACGGGCTACAGTGGTTTTACCTAATCCGGCAGTGCCGGCAAAAAGCATATTCTGCAATTCACCAGCATCTACCATTGATTGAAAGGTTCGTTTTAGACTATCAGGTAGGATGGTATCTTGTATCGTTTGTGGACGATACTTTTCCACCCACAAAAAGTCTTTCATTCACATTCTCCATAACAAAAATAAAGGATTACTTGCTTTCAGCAGCTTTAGCTACTTCAGCCTCGGCAAGAGATACGATCTGAACACATTGGTCTCGAAGCTGACCGATGGTAGAAAGTTCCTCACCACGAAATCCACCACGTTGCACAACGGTATCAATAACCGCGATTGTAGAACGTGCTGCCCGATTAGACAGTTCAACGATCTGGGAAGAACCAGATTGTTTATCATTAGCCATAATTTATTCTCCTACTTTCGAATCTTTGTCTACGGCGATCCAATATTGGATTTGGTTGGAGGTATTTTCAAATTGAGAGATCTTTCGATTGGAGATGCTAACGTTATAGCTTCCAGTCATAATCTTTAAATTTGAGATTTTTATTATATACTCAAATCCCGAGGAAGTAAACTCCCCCGGGACATCGATTGAGAACATATTAGCCGTTTTGTTCTCGTTGTCGGTGACCGAGAGTGTGAGAACCCCATCACTACCAGTAATCGACAAGTTATCGTGACCAAGAGTGCTAGCTGCACGCTTGATTGATCCCAGATCTTTTTCATTCAAAACAAACGTACAATCAAATACGTCTGGAATTTTAGGCATCTTAGTTGGAGAAGTAAGATGCTCAGGATCTGAGTAGAAGTAACGGACCTTCGAACGACCCGAAGATGCGTCACTGATTTCCACAAATTCTTCGTGGAAATTGAGTGCTGGACTGTGTACCAGACTCATAACCCCAAGAAATTGGCTTAGATCATAGATGCCGAATTCTTTAGGGAACTCTTCTTTTACCACCGATGATGCCATGATATTCTTGGCTTCAGAGATAGTATTCAAGGTGTTACCATTACGAACGACCAGATTTGAATTGATCGACGAATAGTTTTTCAAGATCTCCAAGGTGTCACTTGAAAGTTCTAACGACATTATATATATCCTTTTTCCATATTAGTTAGTATTATACAGCTATTTTTATTGGTTGTAAATCTTTAATTTTGGAAAAATTTCTATCCTTAACAAACTCGATCTTGCGCTCAAATTTATTGTCAAGAATATCACCTTTGTGTGAGATGATAAATGTGTTCGTATCATCTTCGAGTGTGTATAAAATCTTCATCAGATTCTCAACACCATCATGATCTAAGCTAGAATCAAATGTTTCATCCAATACTAGCAGATTAGTAGATACTGAGTTTTTCATGCGTGCGATCATACGCCATGTAAATAATAAGGCTAAATCAATACGTTGCTTTTCACCTTCAGAAAACGAATCATATGAAAAAGAATCACGATGACGCGATCTAATAGTTTCATTAAAGCTTTCATCAAGATCAAAATGTACGAAGAAATCTAAGACTTGTAGATATTGATTGACTAACTTATTGATGACAGGAAGGTACTGTTTAATAACCTTAGTCTTAATACCAGTGTCTTTAAGCATTTCAGCCATGACTAGATTATAACTATTCTCTTCACTGTTTTGAAAGAATACCTCCATAAGAGTATCTTTACTAGCTACTAGCTTAGATAAATCTTCGTGTGCCTTTTCCCATTTACCTTGATCTAGTGAATTTGTTAATTCACCTTCGATAGTTGATATACGTCCTTGCAGCCGAGAGATCGTGTTATTGTTAGCATGAATAGTTGAGGTTCGCTCTCTGATGTTTTGTTCCATCTGATTGAGCCGCTCAAGATCCTGTTCCAAAGCAATCGACTGCTCAGTGGCATCATCCATAGCTTTTTGGAGCGTCTGCGCCCTATCTTTGGCACCTTGTAATCTTTCGGCTCTAAGATCCGCACTAATATCTTGGGTACATGTTGGGCACGTCTCATTGTCCTCATAGAATTTCGCATCTTTAACGACGTCGCGAATTTGCTGTTTGAACTGAGCCGAGTATTCAATGATAGAGTTACGTTTCTTTTGCTTTTTGGCAATTTCATCTTGATTTTTTTCCGTATATTTTTCTAGCCATTGAGAATTAACTGAATTTTCGTTTTGTAGATCATTTATTTCAGACTGTATACCTACGATCTCTGATTTTTTATTTTCTCTATTTTGTTCATTTAAAGTTTGAAGTTCTTTGATGAACTTCTTCTGATATTCTACCTTTTCGGTAGAGAGCTTAATATTATATTCAAGGTCTTTCTTCTGTTCCTTTAAAACCAGAAGTCGTTCCTTAACCAAGGTATTCATCTTAGAGAATACATTGATATCCAAAAGGTCTTCAATAACTGAGCGGCGATGCTGTGCTTGTAGCTGCATGAAAGGAATAAAGCTACTGCTACCTAGCACAACTATCTGATGGAACGACTTATGATTCAGCTTTAGGATATTCTGCTCCAAGATCTTTTGGTACTCTAGAGCTTTCGAATCTTGGTTGATCATGATGCCATTTTTCCAGATCTCAAAGATCTGAGGCTTCATACCACGTACTATCCTAAATTTAGCTTGCCCTATTTCAAAATCAACCTCTACCAACATATCTTTATTATTGATAGTATTGACCAATTGGGGCTTGTTAATGTTGCGATGTGGCTTGCCAAACAACCCATATGATAGTGCGTCTAATAGTGTAGATTTACCTGCACCATTTTGACCAACTATCAACGTATTTTTAGTTTTACATAGGTTTATTTCAGTCCACGAATTTCCGGTAGATAGAAAATTCTTCCACCGAACCATTTTAAAAGTTATCATAATTTCACCACTATATTGCCGGCAATAGTTATACGATCATGAGAGGATTTATTTTCTGTCACTTCATGTTCTAGGTTTCCGTCAAAAAAGCATACCGTACCTTCAGTCATGTCACAGTTGTGATTATTGATTATTAGATTTCCACTGTTATCTGGTATATTTACAAAATATACGAAGGCAATAATTTTATCATTTCCTCTTTTATGAATATGAGGTTCTTGGAATCCACCAGGTGGATATTTGTTTATCCAATGATGAAGTCCTATTATACTATAATCGAAGTGTTTTGTAAACAACCGATAGACCTCAGTATTAAGATCTGGAAACTGCCAACCAATATTGATCTCATCATCTATAATGTCACAGATAGATGCTGGATATCGATTATAACTTTTTAAGCTATAAGCAGCATCCATTATTTCTTGCTTGATAGATTCGTGTATCGGAAGTTTATCCGAGATCAACCCAAGCACCGTTGGCATATCCTTGAAATTTATGCACAGTTGAGTTATAGATCATCATACCATTAACCGCAGTAATAGCATCTCGTTCTGTAGTAGTTTTACTAGCAGCTCTTAATACGCCTTCTAGTGGTACTTCATATACCATATAACCGTTTTCATCATCAACATATGCAGTTGCTAGTGGATTCATTCCTGCAGGTTTACCCATTATGCTATCTCCAATGTTTGTGCTTCAATAAGCAGATTTCTCATTTCTTTTTTAATACGATCTTTATCGAGATCGGTATCTACTCCATCTACGTAGCTGTCTAGAAGTTCAGTGGTATCTTCAACGGATATACCTTCATCTTGTACAGCATTGCCCATAAACTCGTCGAAGTTTTCAGATATCTTAAGTTCATGTATTGGACGTTGTTGTATTCTATCAACAAATCGATCAAATGTAAATAGATCTTTTTTGTTTACCACCACAATTTTTACAAATTTATTGTCCAAATTTGATACGTCCATGGTAGAATAATTATGACGATCGTCGTCATACACGATCCGATGGAATAAGGTGTTTGGATTATGTATTGCGGTTAGCTCACGCGTATCAGTATCTAGCACATGAAAATATTTCTTATCATGTGCATCAGACCAATAAAATTCAAACTGTGTACCAAGATAGTGTATATTATCTTGAGTAGACTTAGTATGATAGTGACCAGATAATACCATTTCAAATCGTTTGAATGGTGCCGGATCCATGCCGTCGTGTGCTTTCAGACCTTTCATCATATCAAAGCCATCAAGTTCTAAATGTGCTCCGAGTATGTCTGCTTTACAGCTATGAACAAATTCCATAGATTCTTCATAGTTTTCGTTATTAATCCATGGGAGCATGCCGATCTTAGTAGATCCATATTCCATTACAGTTGGTTCCATAATAATATGGACCTCGTTCATGTAATGGCCTTGCAGCTCTTTCAAAGCATTTAGTTCATTGGTATTCTTGTAATAAGTGTCATGATTACCAGGTATGATATCCATGGAAATACCATGGTCCCTTAATCTGCTCAAGAATACTTTGCGATTATGATTAAGTGCCTTGAAATTTATAAATTTACGATGATCGTAATAATCTCCAAGGTGAATGATCTGTTTGATATCGTTTTCTAACAGATATGGAAAGAAAACTTCTGAATAGAATTTGCCTGCATTATCAAGAAAGATATCTGCAGCATTTCGTATACCGCAGTGCGTATCGTTCAATATAGCTATTTTCATTCAAAAAATTCCTTTAAATTTGAATCAGCTAATTTGATACGCTTAGTTTTCCTATCTTTTTTCGCAAACTCTTTAATTGCAGCATCACGTTCTTTAACTTGATCGATACGTACTTTCAATTGATCAACGTAGCTTTGTATGACGATCGATGCAGTTTCATCGAGCTCACCATCAGTAAGTTCAGTGATAGGTGATTGCATCATATATTTAACTTTAATATCTTGTTGCTTCTTTTCTTTGGCAATCCGACGTAAGAACGCATACCACGTAATCTGTGTGAAGTATGCAAACGCGTTCGGTTTACCAGTTCGAGTAGCGGCTTCAATGTTATAGTTCTCGATAGCTTTCAGACAATTTTCAACTGCATCCATTACCATTTCTTCGCGATATGTATAGCGAATAAAATTGGATTTGTGAGACAAACCTTCGGCTATCTTCATAAAGCACTCTGCAATATAATTTGGTACTTTTGGAAGCGTTTGATTTTTGTCTTTGGCTTCGTTTAAAGACTGAACATATTCAACCACTGCCGATGAAAAATTGGCATTATTAACGTAGTGTGGTTTTTCTTTAATCATCATAAAAATACATCCTTTAACATATAGATCTATTATACCAAATATATTTTTTTGAGTAAACCTAAAAAATGGGGTTTACAAAATTTAAATAAAATGATAGAATAAGATGTCAATCGCCGGAGAGGGGTAGATACCCTAGTGTAGTATCTTATCAAATTTTATAATATTACTTGAACCTGATTCTGCATTGGCTAGCCGCTCTTCAGTTTCTACCATTTTCTGGGCAGTAATAAAATGCTTGTACTGCTCAACTAACTTTTCATTAGGAATAGCCATTGATACTACATGTCCGACACTAAGAGTAATTAAACATTCAATTTCTTGCATAGTTACAAATGGTCTGAAAACATAGTATCGAATACCTTCGTCTAAAGCTTCATCAGTCATAAGAATTTGAGCAGGATTTTTAATTATCGCAGAATAATCTTCATCTTGCTCTGGATCAGGCCATGAGATTAACTCTGCTATAACTTCTTCTCCGTTACTGAGTACAAATTGTTTCATGTTCATGAGATGTCTACCTCGTATATGTTGTATTTGAACCCTTCCTTACTATATATCTTTATACGTTCAGCCGAATGTTGGAGCGCAAAATTCTTGCGTCGTTTCCAATGAAGATCATCTGCGACGTCAAATAAAGTTGCTGCCTTTCCATCATCAGACTTCCGAAGCGTCCTACCGATCGATTGTAAGACTCGGATTTGGGATTTAGAAGGGCTAGCAAAAATAATATTATGCAGATTGCGGATATTAATACCAGTACTAAATGTACCGAATGACGCCACAATAATTGCATTTTTTTGTTTTTCAACAATTGCTCGGATAGCCTCTCTATCTGAAGTCTCTGTTTCACCAGCAATAAAAAATACTTTTCTCTTCGAATGTGCCTGATCTTTAATTAGGTCAAATAATACTTTACCGTGCTTTTCTACGAACTGGAAGATCAGAAGGGTATTACCATCCAGTCCTAAAGATAGATCAACAAGAAAATTATTTCGACCTTCATGTGTTACAAGATAATCAATTTCATCCTGATAATCTCTCTTGCCCCAATTTTTTCGTATTTCTTCAGGATATTTAAGAAGAGCTATTTTAATATCCAATTGGGCAAGTGTATCATTTTCCTGTAATTTTTTTGTGCTAGTAACATTATATATCTTACCAAAAAGGCCCTGTAATACGAGCTCGTGCGTCTGCGTGCCATCGAGCGTGCCCGTGGTTCCAAATCTATATTCGGCCTCACGACACTTATTCATGATAGAGGTTAATGATTTAGATTTAAATCCATGACATTCATCACCTATAACACATCCAAACTTCTCAAACCATGTACCAGGAAGTTTATATATGGATTGCCATGTAGATATGACAACTTCAGCATCGGTTATTTTTTCGCGACCAGAATATATTCGATGACAGTGTTTTTCTACATCCCAACCATAATCTTTGAAATCGTTATACATCTGTTCGACAAGAGATGTTGTTGGAACTATAATTAAAGCCTTTTTATTACCTAGATGATCAAGATAATATCTAGTGGTAGTGTATATAATAAGAGACTTGCCTGATCCAGTTGGAGATATCAGCACACCACGTTTACGATGTACTGCTTCGCATAACGCATCGAACTGATAATCTCGTATAGTGATATTTGGTATTTTAAGATTTTTAACGTAATCGAACATACCCTTTGGATCTATATCATTTGTACTATTTGGCCATCCATAATAAGCATCGTGTTCTAGTTCGATCTTATAGTCACGAGGTTTACAAAATTCCTCAAGGAATGGAAACAGACCAACAGGTAATTCGTGTGACTGTACATTAAACAATCTAATCTTGCCATCCCATACTCGATTCTTATAGGCCGGCATGAATTTATAGCCTGGTACAAAAAAGCTAAAAAAATCACTTAGCTCATTTGCTATACCGTAATCACATCCTACGATAAGCTGACTATTATTTTTCTTTTTAACTTTTAGGGTATCCATTAGGGTATCCATATCATATCCATAATCTTTAAGAC